TATAATTTTCACATAAAATTTTATATTCATTATACTGATCATTAGATAATATTTTATTTTCAAATTTACTAAGAGATTCTTTTATTTTAGTTATATTTTCTTCTATACTATCAGATTCAAGTTTTAATAAATTTTCAAATTCATTTTTTATTTTTTTACACTCACTTTGAAGTTTTATTAACTTTTCTAAATTTAATAAGTTTTCTTTTTCTTTTAAAAGTTTTTCTATTTGGATTATATCACCAGTCTTCGGATCTCTGTCATAATAAGGTATATCATTTAATTTATTTTGAAATTCTTCTTTGATAGAATATTTTTCTTTTATAGATAATTCTAAACTATTTTTCTTTTCAAATAAACTTTCAAGATTTTTCTTTTCTATTATAGCATTATTTAATCTTTCTTTTAATTGTTTTAAAGAAGATTTATTCTTTTCTCTTAAATTTTCTTCATTTAATAAAAAATCATCAAAAGTTTTTCCTTTTAAATCTAACTTTAAAACCGGTTCAGAAGAACCTTGATTATCGCTAATTTGTTCTTTATAAATTTTTAGTTCAGTAGTAATAGCAATAAGTTTATCTTTTCTTTTTCTTATAATTTCTCTAGTTTTTTTACGAATAGCTTCAACATCAAAATCTTTTATAGATAATTTTTGAAGAAAACTACTTTTTTCATTATTAGGAAGACTAAAGAAATTTTCTGTTGATTTTTGAGCCATATAACTTGTAAGCATAAATTCTTTTCCAAATAACTTATATATTATTTCTTGAGCTTCATCATCTTCCGATTTTCGAAGATCATTGTTTCCAGTCACCGAGGTTCCAGATTCGTTTTGTTGAGTGATGGAAAGATGAGAAGGATTTTTAGTTCTTATAATATAATAAGTTTTACAGGATTTTTTATCAGTATAATGGAATTCTACTTTACATTTTTTTTCACCATGTTTAATAACATGACGAGTTTCTTTTCCATATAAAACAAAGTTAATTGCTTTAAAAATGGAAGTTTTACCTATACCACTTGTACCCCATAATAAAACAGTTCCATTTTCAGGGAAATCAATCGTAAGATTTTTAAAACATCTAAAATTATTTAAAATAAGTCTCATTTTAGAGATCTAAAATGTTTGTGATATAATTAATAATTTTTTTCTTAAAATCAATTAATTCGGGATTTAAATCTTGATTTGTAAGATTTACTATACAATCAAAATTATTTGATTCTGGTTTTCTTTTCCCAGTCCTTTTATTCTGTATGACTGGAATTTTTTTACCTTTTAAAATCTTCTTAGATTTTTTCACACGTGAAAAAGGTTTGTAATTATGAGAAACTACCATTGGTAACTTAATATAAATGGTATAAAAAAATATTTTTTTATAATATATTAGGAAAAAAATATTTTTTCCCAACCAGTTTATAATATAAAATGAGTGAAGAAGATGTTTCTGATAAAATTGACTATGTTATGGCTAAAAAACTTGGAGCATATTCAAAAATGAATGCAGAGTTAGAAGTATTAGGTCAGTTAAGTGGATTCACATCTGGATTAGAAGTTGATTTTTTTACAGCACAAAGAATGAAAAAAATGTCTTATAGAACAATGAGTCCGGCTGAAATATTTTTAGATACAGTTATAAAAAGAGATAAATTGAAATACTCAATAACAGATACAGAATTTACATTTTTAGTAAAAGCATCAAATGTTTTACCATATATTCAATTTAAAAATCCTGGAGGAATATTGTATGCTTATCGTTATTATGTATTTTTAACAACTGAGAAAAAAATAACAGAATTAAAATTAAAGAATTTCTTTAAAGAAGCAGAATTACTAAATGTTCCAACGTTTGATATATTTAGATATTATAGATTATTAGTTGAACATAAATTAATGAATGAGGTTCCAGTCTCTGTTAAAATTAAAATAGATTTCTCAAAACAAAAAGATAAATCCGAAACTGAAGAATAAACTGATTTTCTTTTCTTTTAATTAAAAAATAAAAATGGGCTACATATATTTAATAAGAAATAAAATAAATAATTTATGTTATATAGGTCAAACTAGACAAAATGATGTTAATTTAAGATGGTTAGAACATAAAAGTAATTTAGATAAAAAAAGAGGTTGTCCTTTATTAAAAGAAGCATTTAAAAAATATGGATTTGATAATTTTGTTTTTAAACTTTTAATAGTATGTTTTGATAAAGATTTAAACAAGTTTGAAATAGAATATATAAAAAAATATAATACAAAAACTCCTTATGGATATAATGTATTAGATGGAGGTTATAATTTTCCAGATAATAGGAAAGAAGTTCATCAATATGATTTGGAAGGAAATTATATTAGAACTTTTAATAGTGGAGTAGAAGCTTCTATTATTACAAAAATAAATAAATATGGTATAAGTGATTGTTTAAATAATAGAGCAAAATCAGCTGGAGGATATCAATGGAGTAGAGAAAAATTGTATAAAATAAATATATATGAAAAAGAAGATAGAAAAAATATAATATATTGTTATGATTTACAAGGAAATTATATAAGAGAATATAATGGGTTAAAAGAAGCATCTAAATTGACAAAAGTTAATGCGAAAATAATTAGTATGTCTTGTTTATGTTATGAGAATAGAAAAAAAGGAGGAAATTATCAATTTAGATATGAAAAAAATGATAAAATAGAACCATATATAAGAACAAAAGTAGGTGCTAAAAAAGTATATAAATATAGTAAAGAAGGAGAGTTTATTGAAGAATATTTATCATTAACAGAAGCATCTAAAGAAAATAATATTAATAGAGATACAATAAGCTTATACTGTAAAAATAAAAAAGAATTAAAAGGATTTATATGGAAATTTAATAAAGATTAAGTTATAATTAATTAATAAATTAAAATCTAAAAGAAATAATTTTGTTTATTTTTCTATTAAAAATAAATAAAAAAAAAAGTAAAATTTAAATATTTTCTTGACTATATATTAAATACAAACAATATGTCATCTAACACTTCTAGCTCAAACTTGACTGCGGCATTTGTCGACCTTGCTACTTATGATGAACCTGAAAAGTACATGTATGGTGGTGATCAAGCCGTCACTTACTTCGTTAAGAAGGTTCGTAAGGCAACTTGGTTCTCAGTTGCCCCAACCGTTTTGTCATACAACGGTGGTACCCCTGGCTTCGGTCAATCATGGGGTCACAAGATCTCACGTGCTGGTGATTACCTCATCCGCACTTGGTTGCGTGTTAATGTTCCATCAGTCACTCTTGCTTCAGTTCCAAATGGTTGGAACTTGGCTGACTGTTCTCTTCGTTGGACTCGTAACCTTGGTCATAACTTGATTAAGGAAATTAACTTGTCTTTCAACGATCTCGTTGCTGAGCGTATGGATTCATACTACCTTGACTTCTGGGCTGCTTTCACTGTCCCAGCAGGTAAGGCTAACGGTTACAATAACATGATTGGTAACTATGCTGAGGTTAACAACCCATTGTCAGTTGTTGGTCCAGCTGGTGCTCAAACCCTCCCATCAGTTATCCTCAACATCCCACTCCCATTCTTCTATGCTCGTGATACTGGTATTGCTCTCCCAACTGCTGCTATTCCATACAATGAGATGGTTCACTACGTCACTTTCCGTGATGTCAATGAGCTCCTCATCATTGATAACTTCGCTCTTGGTGTTTCTGATGTTTGTCAACGTACCAACTTGTCAAACAACTCACCTCAATTGACCTGTGATATGTGGGCTGAGTATGCTATCGTCTCCAACGTTGAGCGTTCTCAGATGGGTAAGGCTGCTCGTGATATCCTCATGGAGCAAGTCCAAACCGCTCCTCGCGTTAACTACAACCCTAACAATGCTCAAAACGTTGATATTCGTTTTGCTCACTCCATCAAGGCATTGATGTTCTCAATCCGTAACAAGACTAACTCTGCTGAGCACTCTAACTACTCTGCTGCTTCTCCAGTCCCAATTGTTACTGGTGTTAACTTCACTCCAGTCCTTGCTACTGATCCTATTGCTCAAACTTCTTTGTTCTATGAGAACACTGCTCGTTTGGTCAATATGGGTTCTGACTACTTCTCCCTCGTCGTCCCATACTACAGCGCTGTCTCAGTCCCTCGTGAGTCTGGTTATCACATGATCTCCTACACTCTTGACTTGGTCAACACCAACCCTATGGGTTCAACCAACTACGGTAAGCTCACTAACGTCAGCTTCCAATTCGGTTCATCAGTTAATGCTCAAACCGCTGCTGCTGCTGCTGGTAGTCTTGCTGCTCCAGGTGCTTTGGCTTCATCTGGTGCTGGTATTGCTCAAATCTATGAGACTATCATTGTCGGTGTTAATCACAACATTGTTCGTATCAGTGGTGGTGCTCTCGGTTTCCCCATATTATAGGCGCTTAAACAAAAGCAAAAAAAAATCCAAAAACAAACAAAAATATTTATATACGAAAAATATATATAAATATTTAAAAAATTATTTAATATAATATAAAATGAATAAACTATCAAGATTTTTACTTACTTTCTTAATCGCTATTTTAGGAACTAACACTCCTGTTAGCGGTAATCCTACAAATCAATGCGTTTCATTTTATGTAGGACAAGGAACCGGATGTTCTTGGATGTGTAATTATTGTGCATCAAGTCTTGGAACAAATAACTATTATTTTACTGATAATGTTTGTACTTACGAAAGTGGTATTGGCTGTGTTGGAAATCCTGTCGCTGGTAAATCTTATACTTGTTGTAGTTCATCTACCGAAGACTTAGAATATTTGGAAGAATACTTATTTTTAAATGAATGGAATTAATCGATAGCATACAACCAATCATCAATTGTAGGATCAATATATATATCATTAATTTCTTCGTATTCGAGACCTTGGGTCTCGTATTGTATTAAATTTCTTGAATCTACATATTTTCTGTATAATAAATATATTCCACTAGATGTTATAGTAATAACACTTGCAGCTATAAATGTCGAAACCATTTTTATAAAATACTTTAGGTATTTTTATAATATTATTTTTTTTTCTTCAGATTAATTTTTTTATTTTTTTATAAACAAATTAA